TGGATAGACACAAGAACAGGAAAACCTTGTGGTACAGGAAACAAAAGCGAATACTGTAGACCATCAAGAAGAGTGTCTTCAAAGACACCGGTTACAAAATCAGAGATGTCTAAAAGCACTCTAAGAAAAAAGCAAGCAGAAAAAAGGCGTATAGGCAAGCAAGGTGCGAGCGGTAAAAAAGTATCTGCAGTAAGAAGAAGAAAAAAGTAAATGGCAGACAAAAGCAAAATGAAATGCAATGTCGTGAAACCAAGCGACAGGGCAGGTAAAAAGAAAATGGTTAAGGCGTGTGCTAACGGCAAGGAGAAATTAATTCACTTTGGCGCAAAGGGCTATGGCCATAACTATTCTGCTGCAGCACGCAAATCATTTAGAGCACGCCATAAGTGCGGAACGGCTACCAATAAATTGAGCGCAAGATATTGGGCTTGTAAGAAGTTGTGGGGCGGTCCGGGTAAGGATACGGCCTCTTCTCCTAAGAGCAGAAAAGGCAAGTATTAGACAAAAATTAATAATATATAAAAGCTATCTTTGTAGCAAACAAATAATTATGGGAAAGCTATTAGTAAAATGGGGTCTATGGATTCAAAGAGTGTGGTGTAAATTCCAATGCTCTTGGAACAAGTTGGTGTCTAAGCTTATGTTTAAGACAACAGACTGCCCTTATAAACTATGCACTTGTAAAAAATAAAATACTATGAAATCTAAAGGGTTAGGAGATACGATTCACAAGGTAACATCGGCAACAGGAATTAAGAAGGTTGTTGATAAAGTTAGCAAAGCAACAGGCAAGGATTGCGGTTGCAGTAAGAGGCGTAAGACCCTTAACGAGTTATTCCCTTATAATCAAAGTAAGGTATAAAATGACTATGTCAGATTTGAAGGTATATTTTTTAAACGCAAGTGCAATTGTTTTGTCATACTCACAGATTGATATGATATTAAAAATAATGTTGTTAGTATTATCTATTGGATATACTGCACAACGTTGGTATTTGTTAGATAAAGAGCGCAGAAATAAAAATAATGAGGGCAATAAATAAAATTATTGTTCATTGCTCAGCAACACGAGAGGGGCAAGATATAAGTACAGAAACCATCAAAAGATGGCACGTAGATGGTAGGGGATGGTCAGACATCGGATACCATTATGTGATTCTATTAGATGGCCGAGTTGAAATCGGCAGACCTATTATCAGGTCAGGTGCTCACACCATTGGAGAAAACAAAAATAGCATAGGAATTTGCTATATCGGAGGTGTAGAAGAGGATGGTAAGACACCGAAAGACACAAGAACAGAAGAGCAAAAGAAAAGTTTAACAAACCTGCTCATTACTTTGAAATCAATATATGGTGATGATGTGAAGATTCACGGCCATAGAGATTTTGCAGCGAAAGCCTGCCCAAGTTTTGATGCCACGGAAGAATACAAATTCATATGAAGAAGATATTAGATTGGTTCGGGGGTAGTGTCGTAAAGGACATAATGGATGGATTGGACAATCTCTTCACGTCTAAGGAAGAAAAGATTGCCGCCAAGGCAGCTATTCAGAAAATGCTTTTAGATAAGCAGCTTGAATTGCAGAAAATGCAAACCGATGTTATAATCACAGAGGCAAAAGGTAATTGGCTACAAAGAAGTTGGAGACCTATTCTTATGTTAGCTTTTGGATTTATAGTTATATATGTAAAGTTTATCGCTCCACTATTCGGATTACCTATACCTCCGCTTGAAGATGAGTTTTGGAACTTATTGCAATTAGGTATTGGTGGATACGTTATTGGACGTACCGGAGAGAAAATGATTAAGACCTACTCCGAAAAAACCAATAGTTAAAAATCCGTACCTTTGTATATCGACTAAAGAGATATACAAATGGCAAGAATAAATACATATCCTACGGATGATAGTATATCGGGAGGTGATAAGTGGATAGGTACTGACGCGCAGTCCAATAACGCTACAAAGAACTTTACGGTAAATAAAATAGTATCATACATCAATAACGAAAATACTATTGATGCTGATACACTAATGTTTAAATACCAACATTGGGAGGAAGGGATTCCGAGAAAAGCAGGAAGCATTTCTTTCGCTGAAGAACAACCATCTTCTGTTGTTTCTTTTTCATCAGTAACTGAGTTCATGTTAAGTCAGTCAGAGTTAAACAGTGCTCTTGACTTAGAAGACTATTATTCTGAAGGTCTTGCGGGTACTTATGTGATGCTTTCAGATATCAATGATAAAAATAACTTTGGGATATTTCAGTTAAATTCTATAATTAGAGATAATGATGAGCCTGAATTTTTTAATGTATCTGTTGTACCCCTGAAGACAAGCGGTAGCTTAACTGCTAACGATAATTATTTTTTATCACTCGTTGATGTAGGAGTTGGTAGTGGAGACAACAATTTTGTTTACACTCAATCAACAGAATCTCAAACTTGGGTCGTTGTTCACGGATTAGATAAGTATGCTTCTGTAACTATTGTAGATGACCAAAAGAATATTGTATTTGCAAAAGTACAATATAATTCAACAAACCAACTTACCATTAACTTCAGTAAGCCTGTTAGAGGTTGGGCTTATATAAACTAATAATATATAGATATGGCTTTAAAATATTTCACAGATATATCCTTAGAACAGAATGAACTTATTGAGGCATCACTACAAAAAGTGACTCAAGACCCATTAGGTTTTGTTGGTCAAATTATTTATAATACTGCAGAGCAGACTTTCAAGTATTACAACGGTTCTGCTTGGAAAGGGATTACAGGAGATTATCCAACGATTACTGAATTTGCTCAAGAGGTTCAAGATAGAATTGATGGCGATGCAGCACTTCAAGGTGAAATTGATACGCTTAGCGGCACTACTGCTCAGCTTGTTATTGATTTAGCAAATGAGATACAAAATAGAATTGACGGAGACAATACTCTTCAATCTAACATCGATGATGTTGTTGTTGATTTAAATAATGAGATTCAAAACAGAGCAGATGCTGACTCTTTACTACAAGATGGAGTTGATGCAAATGCTCAGGCTATTGTTAATGAGTATAATGCTCGTGTTCTTAATGATAATATTCTACAAGATAATATAGACAATGAAGAAGCCGCACGTATTGCGGGTGATGCTGATTTGCAGTCCCAAATTGATTCTATATCTGAAAACGATACATTAGACACGGTTACAACAAGAGGTAATACAACCACAAATGATATTACCGTTGGTTCTGTGTCGGTTACTTCAGGTGCTGAAACTCAATTCTTAAAAGCCGATGGTTCGTTAGATGCTACTGATTATGCCACAAGTGGAGAACTTGATGCTGAAGCATTAGCAAGGAGCAATGCTGACGGTACATTGCAAGATAACATTGATGCTGAAGCGTTGGCAAGAACAAACGCTGACGGTATATTGCAAAACAATATTGATGCCGAAGCGTTGGCAAGAACAAACGCTGACACAACTTTACAAAACAATATTGATGCCGAAGCGTTGGCAAGAACAAACGCTGACACAACTTTACAAGATAATATTGATGCCGAAGAAACTGCACGTATTGCGGGTGATGCTGATTTGCAATCTCAGATTGACGGAATAGGTGGTGACCTTTCTAACTATCAACTACGCTCAGAAAAAGGGCAAGCAAATGGATATGCATCATTAGATTCGGGAGCAAAAATTCCTGAAAGTCAATTACCTGATTCAATTCTTGGTCAGTTATCATACCAAGGTACTTGGGATGCATCAACAGACACCCCAACATTAGCAGACCCTACAACTGTAAAAGGTGATTATTATGTTGTAAGTGTAGCGGGTACTTATCAATCTATTGATTATGCAGTTGGGGATTGGGTTATTTCAAATGGCACTTCTTGGGAAAAGGTAGACAACACAGATGCAGTAACAAGTGTATTTGGTCGTTTAGGAAACGTAATCGCTAATGAGTCAGACTACTCTGCTTTTTACCCATTAATTTCTGACCTTAATCAAGAAGTAACAGACAGAACAAATGCAGATGCTAATTTACAATCACAGATTGATTCCAATGATACAGATATAACTGCTCTTCAAACTGCTGTATCAGACAATGATACAGATATTTTAAATTTGCAAAATAACTTATCTGCAGAAATAACTGATAGGACAAATGCAGATGTTACATTACAAGGAAACATTGACTCTGAAGCAAGCACAAGAGCAAATGCAGATGTTACATTACAAGGAAACATTGACTCTGAAGCAAGCACAAGAGCAAGTGCAGATGTTACATTACAAAATAATATTAACGCAGAGGAAACCGCTCGTATAGCAGGTGATGCCAATTTACAAACTCAAATAGATAATTTACCTTCACCAAATGATGCTACAATAACATTAACTGCAGGAGATGGGTTAACAGGTGGAGGAGACTTTACTACTGACCAAGCTACAAATGAAACAATAACCGTTTCTCACGCTGATACATCAAGTCAAGGAGATGTAACAAATACAGGTTTAGATTTTATACAATCAGTTACTCTTGATGGTTATGGTCACGTTACAGGACTAACCTCAGCAACTGTAACATTGCCAACCGTAAATGATGCTACGATAACGTTAAGTGCAGGGACGGGTCTTACCGGTGGAGGAGACTTTACCACAGACCAAGCCACAGATGAAACGTTAACCATTACGCACGCTGATACAACAAGAACAAATACAACAAGTTCTTCTACGTTGTCTCACGAGGGTACGTTTACCGCTATAACTTCTGTTACTACTAACTCACTTGGTCACGTAACGGGCGCTAATACAGAAACATATACATTACCATCAGGAGCAGTTCCTAATAATGCCGTAATAACTTTAGCTGCAGGGACGGGTCTTACCGGTGGTGGTGATTTTACTACTGACCAATCAAATGATGAGACAATCACATTTAACGCAACTGATGTATACGATAGATTTCAAGCAATTGCAAGTGCGGGTCAGACAACTATTTATGCTGACGGAACTGCAGATACGCTTACAATCAATGGAGGTTCTCAGATTGACGTAACTACAGATGCATCTACAGACACATTGACTATTGGTCACGGTAATACTTCAGGTCTCAATGGTACTTATGGCTCAACATCTAATTCTATTAAGATTGATACTATTACTGTTGATGCTAATGGACATATAACTGCTATAACAACAGGCTCAACAGGAGATATTGACGGAGTAAGTGCAGGTACAGGTTTATCAGGAGGAGGCACTTCAGGAAGTGTTACATTATCTCACGGTGATACATCAAGTCTTAGTGGGACTTATGGAGGTTTTGACCCCGTAATAAACCGTAACTTATATATTAGTTCTGTTTCAGTTGATGAGTTTGGTCACTTAACTAATGTTACTACAACTACACCTGAAGTATTTAGTTTAGGAGATGGAATAACGGTATTGCCTCAACCACCTGTAGGTTATGATGTTGCTCTTGGATTAGATTATGTAGCTATGTCTAATTTTATAAATAGTCCAAGTGGCTCTTTAACTATTCAATCTACTCCTACCAATACATTAGAGATTGACTTAAATGCGCCAAACGGAATAAATACCTTCTATTGGATGGGTGGGACTAATGGTCAGTATTTAACGATGTTTAACCCAAGGACAACTATTTCGCCATCTACAATACCACCTGCCGGAATAGACCTTATGTTTGATGTCAATCCTTATTTGCCTGTAGTCATGATTGATTATGATGTTAACGAGGGGTTTAATTTGGGTGAAGACCATTTAAAATTTACATCAAACCTTACAGGTCAATATGAGTTTTATGGTGTCAACTATAATTTCTTTATTGATACTGAAGCTTCGGCTTCTCTTTCGTTTCCATCAGCAGGGGCTAAGATTGATTACTATACTGAACTTATTACTACGAGTTCACCCGTAACGTATGGTATGCAGTTTCAATCAAATTCTTCGGGGCAGTACAAGTTTTTCTCTCCATTTGGAACAGGTTCAGGTTCTGCAAGCAACTTATTTGTTAATACAGGTTCAAGTTTTATTGAGACGGATGGCAGCCAAATTGGCTTTGGTAAATCTTCAGGAGGTAATCAATATATACCTATTAGTATAATACTTGCGGCTTCAACAGGGGGTGGTCCTTCGGGAACGGGTTATATTATAGCGGATGGATTTGTTAATGTATTTTACGATTTAAATGTTAGTGGAAGTAAAAACTTCCGAATTGACCATCCTGTTCATCCTGATACTCACGATTTAGTACATACTGTAATTGAGAGTAATAGAGGTGATGTTGTGTATAGAGGGAAAACAAAACTTGTAAACGGTTCTGCCTCTATAAATATTGATTCAGAAGTAGGAATGATGACAGGTACATTTGAGGCTTTAACTAAAGATGTTCAAGTATTTACTACCAATGAAGACGGATGGACTCAGGTAAAAGGAAGTGTTACAGGTTCTACATTAAATATTATTGCTCAAGACACAAACTGTACGGATGAAGTTTCTTGGTTGATAATGGGAGAACGTAATGATAAGTCTTATCTTGAATCAGCAAACACAGATGAAAATGGACGTTTAATCCTTGAACCTGAAGAAACAAGAACTTTAGAGGATAGAACTAATGAAATAAGAAATAAATCTTAAACTTACAAACTAAATTAAATTAAATATGAAAATTCAAGTAGCAACACCGATGTACGGTGGTCAGAATTACGGAGTCTATCACAATAGTGTGTTAAGTCTTATAGCAGAAGCAAGTATGAGGGGACATCAGTTAGAGTTCTCTCATACTTATAACGAAAGTTTAATACAAAGAGCAAGAAATACAATTGCTTCTATGTTTCTCTCAAATTCTGAATCAGATATACTTTTGTTTATAGATGGCGATATTCGTTTTGATGCAAAGGCTTTAGTTGATATGATTGAAGAAGGAAAAGATATCATTGGAGCAGTAACACCAACTAAGGCTATAAACTTTGAAGGCATTTTTTTAGGTGCTGAAAAAGATAAGTCATTAGAAAATATTTCAAAATATATGGGGTTCTTTAATTTCAATAAAGCACTTTCTGAAGAAGATAGGCAGTCAATATTGAATAACGAATCATTTGAAGTAGATAGAATAGGAACAGGTGTTATGGCCATCACTCGTAATGTTTTTGAAAAATTAGCCAATGAGGTTAAGACCTATAAAGATGATAATCCATTATTCCAAAATAAAGATAGATGGGATTTTTTCCCTGTTACTATTGAATACGATGCTGATTGGAAAGCTAATAGAATGATGAGCGAAGATTACAATTTATGTAATCTATGGAGAAAGACAGGCGGAAAAGTGTTTGCTAAAGGAGGCGTTGTTCAAGGTCATAGTGGTTACCACGAATACACAGGAGACGTTAAATCGTTTGTTGAATTACAAGAATATATAAAAGAAAAACAAAATGATAAGTAAAAGTTATTCAGTTAAAGACGTTTTTAAAGGAAACGTAACAAGCCAACTTGGCGAAAAAAAAGAAGACGTTATTGTTAAGTTAGATTTAGTTTCTACTTGGAAAAGAGGCGATTTAGTCGTAGAGGACTTTATTCCTGTTATTTTAAACGTTGATAATTTATCAGATAACTTTAAGTTGATTTCTGATGTTACAGAACAAGACTTGATTGATTGGGCTTTAGATACTGTTCCTGATAAAAGAATTGATTCTTTCGAAAGAAGGATTCTTAAAAAGCTTGAATCATTAGAGCAATCTAAGAAAAACCCCAAGCCAATTATTGAAGAAGTATCAAGGGTATACCTGTAAAGATAATTTAATTATCTTTGCATATATTAACTTAAATAATAAACAAAATGGCTAAACTTAGCAAAGAAGAACTACAGAGGGTAAATGAATTGGTAAATGAATTCAATGTCCTTAAGGTTAAACTTGGCGATACAGTAATCACTCAGAATTCATTATTAAAAGATATTGAGGCATTAAGACTTCAGTATGCAGAAGAAGAAAAGAAACTTGTTGAGAAGTACGGGGTAGATTCAACTATCAATGTACAGACAGGAGAGATTACCAAAAAAGAATAACAACATATGGCAAGAATTAGTACATACTCAATAGACTCATTACCAACTATAGATGATAAACTAATAGGTACTGACTTAGATGATTCATCAATCACTAAGAATTACAAGATTGGTGATATCATCGGTTTAGTAAATCAAACTACATCTCTACAAGATGTGTTAAATGTAGATAATTCTGCCACAGAAGATATTAACCTTCACGGTAAAATCACAACTGAAAACCTGCAAGTAAATGACTCAGCATCGTTTTCGGGTGGGACTGTTATAAACGATGTTCTTGAGGTGTGGGCTGATTCAACTTTTGAGGGTTCTGTTAGCCTTCAGAGTTTTGTATTAGACTCTCAATCTCAAGTAGGTGCGTTAGGTCAAGTTCTAAAAAGTACAGGTAGTGGAGTAGAGTGGAGTGACGAGACTCCGCAGGTTCAGGCTACATTACAATCTGTTCTTGACAACGGAAATACCGCAGTACAAGGCATGGGTCTGACAGGCTCTATTCAGGTTGTTGGAAGTGTAAGGACTGATGACCTTATAGTTGATGCGGCACTAACTGACTCTACAGGTTCTACAGGAACTGCGGGTCAGGTGCTTTCATCTACAGGTACAGCTACTGAGTGGATTACAGGTTCGGGAGGTAGTGCTGTAACTACGTTTACACCTGTATTTGGAACTGCTGTTCCGAATGATACTACCGCTCAAGAGCCTGCGGGTCTAAATACCCCGCTAAAGGTGAAGTTTGGAAACGGAGCATTTAGTTCTGACGTTATAATTGACCAATTTGGAGACATTACATTTCTAACTGCAGGTACTTACTTTTTTACAGGTATAGCAAACTTTACTAAAATTGACGGCTCTTCTAAGACATCTAAAATATTATATAGGGTTGTATTCCGTGGAACTCAGGTAGGTCCTACCAAGGTAGTAGACGTTGATAAGCTAGGATACAATATACCTGTTTCATTGTCTTATGCGTTGACTGTAGAGGCAAATGATGTGATGTACTTTGAGATTATGAGGGACTCAGACGGAGACAACTCAGGAGGTCTATACCCACAAGCTGTTGGTGGCGGCACTTGGTCGGATGTTCCTTCTACTGAACTTACCATTTGGAAACTAACAAACTAATAAAATGGATATAAGAAAAATCAGCATAGGCCCTGACTACAAGTCAGGAGCAATGCACTATATAGTTAATCAGGAAATTTTAAACGGAACTCACAAGATTCATCTTATTAGATATGACCAAGAGTCAGATTCTATAAAGATTTGGATTGAGAGTGATAGAGAAGAGATACTCTTATGGAAGGAGTTTACAAGCACTATGCCTATCTCTGTTGAGTATAATATAAATTTCTAACGATATGACTAAGGAAGAAAAGCAAGAGATGCTTGTTCATTTAGAGCAGCTAAAAGCAGAAAAATCAAATACCGATGACTTTGGTGAGCAGATGGAAATAGCTGACCAAATTCACGCAATAGAAATGAAATTGAACGGAGTTAAACCAACGGATTCTTACTTTGAATGTGAAGGTTGTGGCTCATAAAAAACAATATGCGGTCTCCATTTTACTTTATAGTGAGCCCCAAGAAGGGCAAGCGTTATGATAACACCAAAGACATAGGTGGGGTAGAGGTTATAACCTCTACATCAGAAGAAGATTTTCGATTCGCGAATCGAGAAGCTATAGTAAAAGAACTACCATTAGGATATCAAGGTTCGATAAAAGTTGGTGACACACTTCTTGTGCATCACAACGTATTTAAGTTTTACAATGACATTAAAGGAAGGAGAAAGAGTGGAAAGAGTTTCTTTAAGGATGACTTATTCTTTATAGAACCTGACCAATTCTTTATGTACCATAATGGTACACAATGGAATGCCTATGACAGGTATTGCTTTATAGAACCAATTCCCGTACAAAATTCGTACATTTATAAAAATACTAAGGAAGAACCCCTTATGGGTTTGGTTAAGTATCCTAATGAATATCTAATTAGTAAAGGAATAAACAAAGGAGATATGGTTTGTTTCAAGCCTGATAGTGAATATGAGTTTATGGTAGACGGAGAGAAGCTATACAGAATGTTCGACCACAGTATTACAATGAAACTATGACGACTATATTTCTAACTGACGTATTTGAAAATCCTGACAAGTATGTTGAGGATATAAAAAAGAAAGGCTTTACTGATTTCAAGTCAGGGGATAATGTTTTTAAAAACGTCCAAGAGTTAGAAAGAGATGATGTTGTAAAAGCTATAGAGTCTTTGTTAGGTGCAAAGCTTGTTTTAAGTTTTGCAAGGATGTCTCCATTGGGACAAGAAGAACCTAATTTTATACATAAAGACGATATGCACGGTGACTACACCGCTATATTATATTTGAATAAAACGTATCCAAGTGGATACGGTACAACACTATACGATGAAAACGATAATGAGATATTGGTATGTAAAGCAAAGTACAATTCTCTTTACATATTTCCCTCAAGTGTAAAGCATTCAAGAAATACTTTACAGAACTTTGGAGAAGGTGATGATGCAAGATTAGTTCAAGTTATGTTTTTTAAGATTTAAAAATGAAAAAAGACAAGTGGATGTTTTTCGAAGATAGTTGGAATGAGCACGATGGTAGCCCAATTCCTTTTAAGAAAGAAAAAAGATTTAGAAGTGAATTCAAAAGAAACAAAATTAAAAATAATAGAGGCGGGTCACAGGGCGGTGGAGCAGCTTATAAAGGTGGCGAAGGAGGCGATTATTAAACACGACCCCGAAGACGACCTATCTGCTGACAGGTTAAAGAATGCAGCAGCAACAAAGAAGTTAGCAATCTTCGATGCGTTTGAAATCCTAAATAGGATTGAAGCGGAGAAGGAAGCAATAGAGTCTATGGAGAATGGCTCAAATAAAGTAGATACTAAACAAGGGTTTGCAGAAAGAAGGTCTAAATAGTTTATATAGAGTTGTACAAGATTACGTACCTAAATCTGTACTTACCAACAAGAACAAAGCAAAGAGTTGGAAGTATGGGTATGACGACACCTATGACCTTATTATAATATCAAAGGACGGAACTTTAGGAGAAGTTATAGAAATACAGAACCTAAAAATAGGTTTACCCCTTGCTCCTAAAAAGTGTCTTCAAAGACACTCTAAAAAAGAAAATCAGTATTGGGAAAGAAAAGACCTTCCTAAAGAACTGAGTAAGATTCAATCTATATTCCAATGGAATGATATGCCCAAGGAATTTAAAAGCCGTTGGGTTGATTATATAGAAAAAGAGTTTGACTACCGTGAGGACGGGTATTGGTTTATGAATAATGGTAAACCAACATACATAACCGGTAGTCATTATATGTACCTTCAATGGACATCCATTGATGTTGGATACCCCGACTACAGGGAGGCTAATAGACTACTATATATTTTTTGGGAAGCTTGTAAGGCAGATAAGAGAAGTTTCGGTATGGTCTACTTAAAGATTAGACGTTCGGGATTTTCTTTTATGTCTTCGTCAGAGTCTGTAAATACCGCAACACTCGCAAAAGATTCGAGGGTTGGCATATTATCTAAGACAGGTTCTGATGCAAAGAAGATGTTTACAGATAAGGTAGTTCCTATAAATAGCAGGTTACCATTCTTCTTTAAGCCTATTATGGATGGTATGGACAAGCCTAAAACAGAATTAGCCTATCGTGTACCGGCATCTAAGATTACAAAGAAAAATATGTTTGACTCAGATGATGAGCAAATAGAAGGATTGGACACTACTATAGATTGGAAGAACACAGATGATAACTCTTATGATGGTGAAAAACTTTTATTATTAGTACACGATGAGAGTGGTAAATGGGTAAAGCCAAATAATATTCTAAACAATTGGCGAGTAACAAAGACTTGTCTTAGGTTGGGTAGTAAAGTGATAGGAAAGTGTATGATGGGCTCTACTTCTAATGCATTAGCAAAGGGTGGTGATAACTTTAAAAAGCTTTACGAGAACTCTAATGTTTTAAAGAGAAGTGCAAACGGACAAACACAAAGTGGGATGTATTCACTTTTCATCCCAATGGAGTGGAATATGGAAGGGTTTATTGACAGGTATGGTATGCCTGTATTTAGAACTCCTAAGAAACCATTGTTAGGTATTGATAACGAAATTATCAATCAGGGCGCTATTGATTATTGGGAAGCAGAGGTTGAATCCTTAAAGAACGATGCTGATGCGTTGAATGAATTTTACCGTCAGTTTCCAAGAACTGAGTCACACGCATTCCGTGACGAGAGCAAGCAATCAATATTCAACCTAACCAAGATATATCAACAAATAGATTACAACGATTCCTTAATAAAAGAACATCACATTACTCAGGGTTCTTTCCATTGGAAAAACGGAATAAAAGATAGTGAGGTTGTGTTTTCCCCAACAAAAAGTGGTAGGTTTTTTTTAAGTTGGATACCAAGTTCGAGGGTAAGAACTGCCCCCGTAGTTAAGAACGGGAGTAAATTTCCTCCGAATGAACATATAGGAGCATTTGGTTGTGACTCCTATGATATATCAGGCGTTGTTGGTGGAGGTGGTTCTAATGGTGCTCTTCACGGGCTGACCAAATTTAATATGGATGATGCTCCAAGTAATCATTTCTTTTTAGAATACATAGCAAGACCGCAGACCGCAGAGATATTTTATGAGGACGTATTAATGGCTTGTGTGTTTTATGGTATGCCTATCTTAGTGGAGAATAACAAGCCAAGGTTATTGTATCATTTTAAGAATAGAGGATACAGAAACTATTGTATGAATAGGCCGGACAAACACAAGAACAAACTATCTAAAACAGAAAGAGAACTTGGCGGCATACCAAACTCAAGTGAGGATGTAAAACAGGCACACGCATCTGCTATTGAATCCTACATTGAGAAGTATGTGGGCATAGATATGGAGGGTACGTATAGAGCCTCTGACGAAATGGGTGATATGGTGTTTACAAGGACTCTTGAAGATTGGGCAAAGTTTGATATTACTAATAGAACCAAGTATGATGCGAGTATATCTTCAGGCTTGGCGATTATGGCTTGTCAAAAGCACATATATCAACCTCAGAAAAAACAGTCAAAAATAAACATTAACTTTGCAAGGTATAATAACAAGGGAACAACAAGCGAAATTATTAGATGAAAGATGTTAAGGTAAACATAACATCGACAGGGTTTCCAAGTCAATTTGTTTCTGATGCAGAAAAAGCATCAGATGCTTTCGGTTTACAAATCGGGCAGGCCATTCAGTATGAGTGGTTCAAAAAGGACGGGACACAATGTAGATTCTATGACCAATGGAGAAACTTCCATAGGTTAAGACTATATGCACGTGGCGAACAACCTGTTGGTAAATATAAAAACGAATTAGCAATTAACGGTGACTTGTCTTATCTAAATTTGGATTGGACTCCTGTACCTATTCTTCCTAAGTTCGTGGACATTGTAGTCAATGGGATGTCCGATAGGTTATTCAAGGTTAAGGCTTATGCTCAAGATGCTATGTCTCAATCTAAGAGAAGTAAGTATCAGGATATGATTGAAGGTCAGATGCTTGCGAAACCTATGTTAGAGGTTATTCAAGAAAAGACGGGCGCTAATCCATTTACTATAGAGCCTGAAGAACTTCCTAAGTCAGATGAAGAGTTGTCCTTATATATGCAACTCAATTACAAGCCTGCTATTGAAATAGCGGAAGAAGAGGCTATCAATACTATTCTTGAAGAGAACAAGTATATAGACTTAAGAAAACGTCTTGACTATGATTTAACTGTGTTAGGTATTGCCGTCGCTAAACACGAGTTCCTTCCCGGAGCAGGTGTAGAGGTTAAGTATGTTGACCCTGCTAATGTTGTATATAGCTACACAGAAGACCCACATTTTAAGGATTGTTTCTATTGGGGTGAGATTAAAACACTTCCTATTACAGAACTAACTAAGATTGACCCAACTCTAACCAAGGAGCAGTTAGAAGAGATTGCAAAGAGTGGGCAAAGTTGGTACGACTATTATAATACTGCTCAGTATTATGATAATGATATATTCTACAGAGATACTGTAACCCTAATGTACTTTAATTATAAGACCACCAAGAAGATGGTCTATAAGAAAAAGATTAATGAGGATACAGGAGCAACAAGAGTTATTCAAAAGGATGACACCTTCAATCCACCACAAGAAATGATGGATGAGAATAACTTTGAGAAAATAGAAAAGACCATTGATGTATGGTATGATGGTGTGATGGTTATGGGAACTAACTACTTATTGAAGTGGGAGTTGGCCGAGAATATGGTTAGACCAAAATCATCATCTCAACACGCATTGCCAAACTATGTGGCAGTAGCGCCAAGAATGTATAAAGGTGTTATTGAATCTTTAGTTAGAAGGATGATACCATTCGCTGACTTAATTCAGATTACACACCTCAAATTACAACAGGTTATTGCTAAGGTAGTTCCTGATGGTGTATTCATAGATGCTGATGGCTTGAACGAGGTAGACCTTGGTACGGGTAACGCCTACAATCCTGAAGATGCATTGAGACTGTACTTCCAAACAGGTTCTGTTGTTGGTAGGTCTTATACTCAGGATGGTGAGTTTAACAATGCAAGAGTTCCTATTACACAGTTAACATCTAATTCGGGGGCATCTAAGACACAAATGCTTATAGGTAACTATAACCATTACTTAAATATGATACGCTCTGTAACAGGCTTAAATGAAGCGAGAGATGGCAGTATGCCTGACCCTAACTCGTTAGTTGGTTTACAGAAGTTAGCAGCCTTGAATTCTAATACTGCAACACGTCACATTCTTGATGGTAGCTTGTATATGTTTAGAAGTCTTTCTGAGGCATTAACATATAGGATTGGTGATATATTAGAGTATTCCGACTTTGCAGATGATTTTGCAAATAAGATTGGAAAGTACAACGTAAGCATTCTTAATGATATTAAGGACTTATATATTTATGATTTCGGAATCTTTATTGAGGTAGCACCTGACGAAGAAGAGAAGGCACAACTTGAGCAGAATATTCAAATGGCATTATCTAAAGGTGACATTAACCTTGAGGATGCTATTGATATTAGAGAGATTAAAAACATTAAGCTTGCTAACCAACTCTTGAAAGTGAAGCGTAAAGCTAAGCAGGATAGAGAAGAGCAGATGCAAATGCAGAAGCAAGCAATGCAATCTCAACAACAATTAAAATCTCAAGAGATTGCTGCTCAGTTGGCAATGAAGAAAATAGAAATGGAAACTCAGGCTAAGATACAGATTCAACAGTCAGAGATTCAGAACCAAATTATGAAGCTGCAGCAAGAGGCAGAACTTAAGTCTATTCTTATGGATAAAGAGTTTGGAATCAATATGCAGCTACGTGGTATGGAAGTTAGCGCTTTACAGGAGCGTGAGAAAGAAAGAGAAAAGGCTAAGTCGCAAAGGATTAGTCAGCAGAATACAGAGCAATCAAAGCTTATTAATCAGAGAAAGAACAACCTTCCTCCGATGAACTTCGAATCAAACGAGGATAGCTTAGATGGTTTTGATTTAGCTGAGTTCTCACCTCGATAAATGTCTAAATTTTTTATATTAAATTTGTAACTTAAATTAAACTCATATGGAATTAAAGGTAAGAGCCATTGATGGCATCGAGCAGAAGTCGGTTCAAGAAGTTGAAAACGAACTGCTTGAAAAACACGAGCAAGAAGTAAACTCAGAAGTTGACAGTTCAACAGAACAAGTAAACTCAGAAGTTGACGATAATAAGGTTGATGCAGAAAATGCACAAACCACAGAAACTCAATCCTCAGAGTTAAGTGAGGATGACGTTCTTTCATTTATTAAAAAGAAGTACGATAAGGAAATCACTTCGGTACAGGATTTGTTTCAGGCACGAGAAGAGTCTGAACCGCTACCTGAAGATGTGGCTACTTATTTGAAATATAAGAAGGAAACAGGACGAGGGTTCGAGGATTTCTCTAAACTAAACAGAGACCTTGATGCTGTAAATCCTGATAAACTTCTTAAAGAATATCTAATGGCTACTGAAAAGGGTCTTGATGAAGAAGATATAGATGCTCTAATGGAGGACTATTCTTATGATGAAGAACTCGATGACGAGACCGCAGTAAAGAAAATTAGATTAAAAAAGAAAAAGGATATTGCTAAGGCCAAAGAATACTTTGAGTCTGAGAAAGAAAAATACAGAATTCCTCTTGAGTCAAGCGGGAGTTCTATTTCTGAGGAAGATAAAAAAGCTTTAGAGGACTACAAGCAGTATGTACAACAGGCGACCACTTATGAGGAAGAGGCCAAGCGTAAAACCGATTGGTTTATGCAGAAAACTAACGAAGTGTTCGGAAGTGAATTCAAAGGTTTTGAGTTTGCTATTGATGAAGACAAGAAGGTAATCTACTCTCCGGGTGATGCAAATGAATTGAAGAGTGCTCAAGAAAATCCTGCGAACTTTATTCAAAAGTTCTTGGACGAAGATGGGCTACTTAAAGATGCAGTTGGATACCATAAGTCATTAGCCATCGCAATGAACCCTGAAAAGTTTGCTAAGTTCTTTTATGAGCAAGGCAAATCAGTTGCAACAGAAGATGTAATACGTCAAACTAAAAATGTCAATATGACAACACGTAGAGCACCGGAAGTAACAAACAAGGGGGGAATGCAAATTAGAGCCGTTAACCCTACATCAGGGAAAGGCTTACGGATAAAAAGTAAAAAATAAAAGTTTTAAAAAAAGAAAAAAATGGCAGGACAAGTAAACCCTACTCCGGGATTCGCATTGCAGCCAAGCGCTGAGCAAGTCCCTTTATCGACTAACTATATCACAAACTTTGATTTCTTGAATCAGTATCTACCTGATACTTACGAGAAAGAGTTTGAGAGATATGGTAACCGTACTATCTCTTCTTTCTTAAGAATGGTAGGTGCGGAAATGCCTTCTAACTCTGACCTTATCAAATGGGCTGAGCAAGGAAGACTACACACTAAATATGTAAACTGTGCTTCTGCAGGTGCAGCAGGTGACCTAACGGCTACTATTACTGTAAACGACACTTTGTCTCCGGGCACAAATGGTATTGCAGTACGTAAAGGTCAAACCATTATGGTTTCTGACAACGCAGGTTCAGGCTCTAACAAAGGTATCGTTGTTGATGTTGACACATCTGCAGGTACTATTGACGTAGCTTACTACGAAGCAGCAGGGCAGGCATTTGCAAGTTCAGCAGTTGTGAGCATCTTCATCTACGGTTCTGAATTCAAAAAAGGAGTTCGTGGTATGGAAGGTTCTTTGGAAGCTGACGATGAAATCTTCGAGAACTCACCAATCATCATCAAAGATAAGTATGCAGTATCAGGTTCTGATATGGCTCAAATCGGATGGGTTGAGGTAACAACTGAAAACGGTGCAAGCGGATACCTATGGTATTTGAAATCAGAGCACGAAACAAGACTTCGTTTTGACGATTACTTGGAGACTGCAATGATTGAAGCAGTTCCTGCTGAAGCAGGTTCAGGTGCTGCAACACAATCAGTTAACGACCAAGTTGGTAACAAAGGTTCTGAAGGTGTATTCTACGCAGTAGAAAACCGTGGTAATGTTTGGGGCGGTGGATACCCTGAATCATTGACTGAGTTTGATACTATCGTTTCTCGTTTGGATAAGCAAGGTGCTATCGAAGAAAACGTATTGTTCATTGACAGAGAGTTCTCTTTTGCAATTGATGATATGTTGGCAGGATTGAACGGTTACAGTTCAACAGGTGCTGCTAACTTCGCATCTTTCGGTTTGTTTGACAACGACAAGGATATGGCGTTGAACTTAGGTTTCACAGGTTTCCGTAGAGGATATGACTTCTACAAGTCTGATTGGAAATACTTGAACGACCCTACAATGCGTGGTGGTATGTCAGATGCAGCCGGTTCAGGTAAAGTAAGCGGATTGTTAGTTCCTGCAGGTTCTACTTCTGTTTATGACCAAATCCTTGGTAAGAACGCTAAGAGACCATTCTTACACGTTCGCTACCGTGCTTCTGAAACTGAAGACAGACGTTACAAAACTTGGATTACAGGTTCAGCGGGTGGTGCAATGAATAGCGACCTTGATGCAATGGAAGTACACTTCCTTTCTGAAAGAGCGGTATGTACCCTTGGTGCAAACAACTTCTTCTTGTTCTCAGAATAAGAGGTTTAATATTGGGGGAGTGTCTTCAAAGACACTCTCCCTTTTTTTAATTTTAATAATATCTAATTATGAAAAAAAACAGTAAAGTCAGTAGACCGTGTCTACAAATTAACGAGGGATGCAGCCCCTTTATCTTACACGCTGCCAACACGTAACTCACGTAGATTCCCATTAATGTATTTTGATGAGGCATCAAACACTAACAGAGCGCTTAGATACGCAAGAAACCAAAAGAGCCCCTTTGAGGACGAGCAGGATGGCAATGCCATATTAGACCCTGTAATCTTTATTGATGGTATGTTGCAAGTTCCAAGAACTAATCCTGTACTTCAGGAGTTCTTAAGTTATCATCCATTGAATGGCAAAAGATTCGTGGAGGTTGATGATGAGAAGGATGCTGCACAAGTTGTAGAAAACCTAAACTTAGAGGTTGATGCGCTTATTGAGGCAAGAAGTCTTGACTTGGAAATGATTGAAAGTGTTTCAAGAGTTTTATTCGGTGGTGACACATCTAAGATGTCAACTGCGGAATTAAAAAGAGATATCTTGGTTTACGCTAAGAGAGAGCCTGAAGATTTCTTAAACGTACTTAATGACCCTATGCTAAAGCTACAGTCTAAGGTTCATAGTTTCTTCGAGAACAATCTCCTTACATTTAGAAAAAACAAAAAAGAGGTTTGGTATAACACAAGTTCTAATAAAACAAGAATGCTTGTAGTACCTTATGGTGAAGACCCTTACTACTTAGTGTCGTCATTCTTATCAAGTGACGATGGTATTGAGAGTCTTAAGCTGCTTGAAAAAATGTTGGATTAACCAAACCTTATTATGGGTTATGAGAGGGGTCTGTTTTTAGACCCCTCTTTTTTTTTACTTATCTTTGTAAAAAAGTTTACGATGATAAACACAGTAAGAAATACAGTTCTGTCTGTGCTAAATAAAAATAACTACGGATACTTATCGCCATCGGACTTTAACTTATTCGCTAAGCAGGCTCAGTTGGATTTGTTTGAAAGTTATTTTTATCAGTACAACTATCAGATTAATAAAGAGAATGCTCGTACCTCAGGTACAGGGCTTGCGGATATAACGAAGGGTATTGAAGAGGAGTTGAATATTTTCTCTGTTTCTGCAGGTTTGTATAATCAGAGTGATAATATATATTTCACACCATCACCAACTACAACAGGTAGTGATTACTACTTATTAAATAAGGTATTGATTTATGATACCGTATTAGATGAAGGAATAACCACAGGTACTGTTGGTGGTCAAAATAAATTGATTGACTCTGCAGCAGATTTCACCGTAGATGTTCAGGTAGGAGATATAGTAGCAGTTGAGAACTCAGGAGTTCAGTATGTTAACGTTTTATCTGTAGATAATGCTAATGAATTAACTGTATCTGCATCGGTAATTAATGCTATTGGTTTACCATATGCTATATACAGAAAAGGCACAAGAATGAATGAGGTAGAAAAGGTAACTCATAGTAAGATTACTATGTTAAACAATTCTCATCTAACATCTCCCAATACCACATTCCCTGCTTACACTACGGAAGGCAGCATAATGAATGTATTCCCTGAATCTGTTAATTCTATTGGACGAGTAATGTGTCAGTATATAAGATATCCAAAAGACCCTAATTGGACATTTGTATCATTAACTAATGGTGAGCCGGTATATGACCCATCTCAACCCGATTTCCAAGACTTTGAATTAGCATTAGATTCTGAAGCAGACTTGGTTTTAAAGATATTACAGTACGCAGGTGTGTCAATTAGAGAGGGTCAGGTTTATCAGTTTGCTCAGGGAGAAGAAACACAAAATAACCAAGAACAATCATAATGGCATATATATCACAATATCAGTATTACGAGAATAGCGGGCAAACGCCTGAAGATTCTAATTGGGGTTCATACCAATACGTCAGCCTGTACGACATCGTCAACAACTTTATGTTGATGTATGCCGGCAATCATAATCTGATAAACAACGAAGAAAGATTTAAGGTTTTGTTTCACGCAAAGCGTGCTATACAAGAACTAAACTATGATGCCTTTAAAGAAATAAAGGTGTTAGAATTAAACGTTACAGAAAACCTCAGATATGTACTACCCTCTGACTATGTCAATTGGGTGAGAATATCTATGTATAAAGATGGTGTTCTATATCCTCTTAGTGAGAACGTACAAACACAAACATCAAACGCATATCTGCAGGATAATACAGGTAGAATACTATTCGATATAGATGGTAATATTTTAAGACCTGAGTTTTCTCATATCGACTATGACAGAATCACAGGGACTAAACAAAGTATTTACTTAGACCAAAACAACGCACAGTTTAACGGGATGCCCGGATACAACGTTGATGGTTCTTGGTATTTTGATTTTGAGGTTGGCGCAAGGTTTGGTTTAAATACTGAGACTGCTAATGCTAATCCTACATTCACGATTGATAAAAAGGCAGGAGTTATAAACTTCAGTTCAAGCGTGGGTAACAACTTAGTTATACTCGAGTACGTGTCTGATGGTATGGAAAATGGAGATGATTCAAAGGTTTCAGTAAACAAACTTTTCGAAGATTATATTTATGCTGCTATCGAATATGCTATTCTGAGTTCTAAGTTAGGTGTACAGGAGTACATTATTGCAAGAACAAGAAAAAGAAAGGGCGCACTCCTACGGAACGCCAAGATTAGAATAAGTAATATTCATCCCGGTAGGTTATTAATGAACCTAAGAGGACAAGATAAGTGGCTGAAATAATATGGCAAATCTGACAAGAAACTTCATTTCGGGAAAAATGAACAAGATGGTTGATGAACGACTCGTTCCTAACGGGGAGTACATTGATGCATTAAATGTTCGTATGGGTTCTACTGAGGGCTCTGAGATTGGTGTAATAGAAAACACAAAGGGTAATTTGCCTTTGACTCAGTTGTCCTACAATGGCACGCCATTAAGTGAGGCGGCTCGTTGTATAGGTGCTTTTGAAGATGGCGCAATAGAAACCATATATTGGTTTGTACACGACCCAAATTTCACGTCTTCTCCAACAGGTAAGTTGGATATGGTTGTTTCTTACAACGATAACACTAATACTACTACGTATCACCTTATATCAATTAATGATGGGGGTGGTGTAAATACTACACTAAACTTTGATAAACAGTATCTTATAACAGGTGTAAATAAGATTGAGAACTTACTGTATTTTACAGATAACCTTAATCAACCAAAGCAGGTCAACGTAACAAGAAACTATCCAAACCCCGTGGCAGGGGTGGATGGTTTTACTGAGGAGTCTATTCTTGTAATTAAGAGACCACCCGCAAACTCGCCAACTATTGTACCTGAAGCAACGTCAAGCCAAGACAACTTCTTAGAAGACAGGTTTATATGTTTTGCATACAGATACAGATACGAAGATGGTGAGTATTCTGCTACGTCACAGTTTTCAGAGCCAAGCTTTTTACCCGGACCTTTTAGATACAATTCGGCTACCGCTCTAAACGAGGGTATGTTAAACATTACGAATCAATGTAAGATAATATACAACTCAGGAGGCCCTCTTGTTAAGTCTGTAGACTTGTTATTTAAGGATATGAATAACTCTACTATCAAGATTATCGAAAAGCTTGATAAAGAAGAGTTGGGTCTTGCTGATAATACAGACTACACATATACGTTTAACAACAGTAAGATATTTACTATCGCTCCATCAGGAGAGATTCTTAGGTTATTTGATAACGTACCAAGACTTGCTCAAGCACAAACCTTAATGGGTAACAGGCTTGTATATGGTAACTATGTTGAGGGATATGATTTAGAGGATGCGTATGGCAACCCTACAAAATTAGAGTACATTACTACGTTAGCATCTGAGGATATTGGTTTAAGTCAAATAGAGACTGAAACCTCTTCAGGGAACTACTCTTGGGATGGTGCTCAAACAATACCTCAATCGGTATTAGAGATTGACCTTACCGATGCAAACTTAATATCAGGTGCTATAATAAACATTCTATTTAGATTCTCTCACAACCAATGGTCAGGGACACCCCCATTTCCTACTGAAACCACAGAGGAACAAACTGTTGATTTTACGTACATACTACCACAAGATTTTAATAGTGTGTATGACCTCGCCACGTCAACTGATTTTCAGGAAAAGATAGGTACTGCAGCAAACATACAAGCAATAGCTGATGCTTGTAACGGTCAGACATTTACAGATTTATTTAATTGTATTGTCCCTAACGAGTTAAGCGGGTTGTTTAAATACAGAAGTGGGATATCAGGTCCTGACCAACCTATATCGATAATTACAAGTCCCGGTTCTAATACAATAGGTTTTCAGTTGCCAACTATAGAGTTTGTGGATGACCCTACAGGCGGTAATATTACACAAGAGGTTTATGAATACTACTCTATCACAACTGCAAGCGTGGAGTTTGCAGAGGTAGGAGACCCGTCAAGCTTGCATAGTAACAGAGGTTATGAGGTTGGTATTCTTTATATGGATGAATACAATCGTATGACAACTGCATTGGTTAGTCCAAATAACACGGTGCACGTACCCTGTAGTTCATCTGAATTTAAAAACACTATAGACGTAAATATTCCTACTTCTCAGGTTGCTCCAAGTTGGGCTAAGAGATACAAGTTCTGTATCAAGCCTGATAAGAAGGATTACGATATCATATATTCAAACCTATTTTTTAGAGACCCTGTATCGGGTGCTGACTATTTCTTACTTGAAGGTCAGAACTCTCAAAAGGTTGAGGTTGGAGATGAGTTGATTGTAAAGACAGATACTCAAGGTGCAAGAAATAATTGTACTTGGACAACGGTATTAGAGAAGGATGCTCAGATGGCTGACTTTATAGAGCCTGTTGATTCAAACGGAACTATCATCCCTGTGCCTGCCGGTACTTATATGAAGCTTCGTGCTAACAATTTTAGTACAGAGGTTGGTGAACTTCCTGTGGTTGCTTATGGAGAGAAGTCTTCAAGTGGGAGCGGATGTCGAATCATAAACTATCCTGTAGATACAGAAGACCCAAACACACCGGGCAGCTTCATTGATTATACAATTCCTGCAGGAAGTAGAATACGAATAAAAATTGAGAACAATAGAAGGGGTAATTTAGATTCTTTTCTTGGGAATGTACCACCAAAACATTGGTCTGTTGAGGCTAAGTTTACCGCATCACAAGAGTATCCAAACTTCAAGGATTGGTTTGTTGGGGATAATGTTGCATCTGCATTGGAGGCTCAGGCTACTGATAGCGGAACAGGTGTAACAGGACCGGGATTCAATTCAGTTGATGGGACTTTGGAAAATTGTGGTGTAAATAACATATCTTCTACATTTAGACAGGTAGGTAATAGATATTATTTTACTGTAAAAAGTAGTGAGGGTTATGGCGGAAGTAAGAAGAATACTACTTTAAAGGTAGAGATTGAGGTCATCAGAACTGCAGACACAATTGTGTTTGAGTCAGACCCTCAAGATGCTGAACCGGATTTATGGTACGAAAGTTCTGTGTCATTTGGTATAGGACCAAACGGGGAACACCTTGGTAACATTCAAAACCAAAACTTTAGTACAGGAGCACCGGGATTAGTTAAAACTTCATTCTTTAATTGCTATGCGTTTGGTAATGGTGTTGAGAGTTATAAGATTAATGACTCTCTTGTAGGTAAGGAACTTGTATTAGGTAACCGTGCTACGACAACTGATTCAAAACTATATGGTGAAGAGTTGCGATTTGCCGACCTTACTTATAGCGGTGTATATAATGCTGAGACCAATATAAATAGATTGAATGAGTTCAACTTAGGGTTGTCAAACTTTAAACCTTTGGAATTTTCATTTGGCCCGGTTATGAAACTCTTTGCAAGAGAGACGGATATATTAGTTCTACAAGAGGATAAGATATCTTATGTATTAGCGGGTAAAAACTTATTATCAGATGCAGGAGCAGGTAATGCTATCGTATCAACACCTGAGGTTTTAGGAACTCAGATTGCAAGAATAGAAGAGTATGGTATATCACACAATCCTGAGAGTTTTGCTCAATGGGGTGCAGATAAATACTTTACTGATGCCAAGAGGGGTGTGGTTTTACAGTTAACAGGTTCAGGACCAAACAATGATTCACTACAAGTGGTATCAACGTTGGGAATGAGAACGTGGTTTAGAGACTTATTTAACACGTCTTTTGAAACTCAGAAGTTAGGAGGGTTTGACCCTTATATGAATGAGTTTGTTTTATCATCAAATAACCAACAACTCCCTCAAGATGTTGAGTGTGATGATTGTGGCATCACCACTACGATTAACATAACCAATACAGAACCATACGAGTTGTGTTACAACTTAGGTAACTTAGTTGGGGATGTTGAGGTAGTATACGAGGTTGTGTCTGTGTCAGGTACATTTAATGTATCAGCAGAATATGACGGCTCTACGTACACATCAGGAAATGTTAGTACGGGTGGTAAGTTGACCTTTGATAAATCTAAGATATTAGAAGAGGAGACAAACATTAACATAACATCTACAGGCAGTTGTGTATTAACACTAACTGTTAATTGTCCATCAGCCCAAGAGATTGATATTATATTAGTTTGTTTGACAAGTGACAATGAGGCAGGTTTGTTTATACATAATGATTACAGATGGACTGATAACGGTTTTGTTTCTCCACTACATAGTGAACAGGTTGAGTTTGGTTCAGGCGCAAGTCCTATAGTTTCTCAATACAATACTATTTCAGGACTACAAGGTGGTGGTACAATACCTGCTAATCAGGCGGTTATTTCTATTAGAAGTAATAAGATAGGCACAGATGATTTTGATTTTGATATCAATGCAGATAAGTTTAGATATTTAAGGACAAACACATTATACCAAAACACACCATCTGATATCAATGACTTGATTAATGCAAGTAATACTGCTAATCCTATACAAGGGCCAACACAGGGCAACACGTTCTACCAAGCGCAATTCAATATGCCAAGTGTAGCGGGAGACAAGTTGTATATGATTTGGGATTACAGAAACAGTACACCTATTGAACTATGTCAAGGTTTAGATGTCACAGAAGCTTGCTGCGGATGTGAAGGTAGTGGTGGCTCAGACCCTGACCCTGACCCGACACCCGATTGTACAGAATACACAGTAAGCACAACATCAGGTTCAGGTATTTCATTCTCGTTTGAGGATTGTGACACAGGACAGATTGTTGAGATGGCAGTTGGTGGCGCAAGTGGATATGATGCAGAGACATTCTGTGCACGCACGGGTAGTGTGCAAGCAAGTGGACTAACAGTAACTACAAACGGACCTTGTTAATAAACAAAATTAAATTATGGCAACATACTATATAGACGGAACAACATTATCAAACTCGACTGCGGTCTATGACAACGCAGCAATGACTTTATGTGCCGCAGATGGATTTTACTCAGACGGTGTAATAGTAAGGGAGCAAGTTAACTGTAGCCTTCTTCCTGCTCAAACGTGCCCCACGTGTGCCGAACCTTGTGGTGGAACTATAAACGGAAGTGGGGCTCAAGGTATATACCTTCTTGATTTAGATGTTGGGGGCACGCCAACAGATACAGGGGCTATTTTAGTTATGTTTAACCCACGCTCAGTACCTGATGGAATAAGGGCAACATTTAATAGTACGGTATACAATAAGGTAAGTTCACCTGTTGATGGATATCACGGCTCAACAAGCACAAGTAATTTTACATTCATTGGTGCGCAGAATAGTGATTGTGGTATATCAGGCTCAACATATAACCTTAACGAATTTAATTATGTAGGAGGCTCTTTTCAGCAAACAGGAAACACTCAGTCAGTTACTGTAAATCCGGGTGATGTTTCTCTTGGTAGTGCTCCGGGTGATTGTATTATGGTTATTCCAAAGCCAAATCCCACACCAAGCGTAGTGAATTTTGAGTTTGTTGGTCCTTGTGCGGGAACTATTTTTGATATAAGAGTATCTTGTCCCGCAGCACTACCAAGCTATAGCAGCACGACTGTCCCAAGGTCGTTGGTTACAGATGCTTGTGGAGACACTATTAATCAAACGTACTATCACGCACCTGTAAATGGAACTGCAGGAGTCCCTGCTCTTTATGATTGGGTCTTTAGCGACCCAAACGGACAGTCGGTTTTATTAGGCGGATGGTATAAAATAGAGAATGCAAATGGGGTGCAGTACCCTATTCAAGTTGATGACAATGGTGTCATTATTACAATAGAAGCTTGCTAAACATAATAAAAGAATATGTCAGAACAGAACTTTCAAGAATATACACTAACATATGACCAAGGCGTTCAAGGATGGCCTTCGTTCTACTCATACCTACCTGATTGGATGATAGGTATGAACAACTATTTTTATACGTTTAAAGGTGGTAATTTGTATCGTCACAACGTAAACAGTACAAGAAATAATTTCTATGGTATTCAGTATAACTCTACGCTACGTTCTGTATTTAATGATATGCCACTTGAAAACAAGTTATTTAAAACCATAAACTTAGAAGGTGATGATACTTGGGGGGCTACGTTAGCTACCGACATACAAGACTCAGGATTTATTCAGGCGGAGTGGTTTGAAAAAAAGGAGCAGGTCTACTACGCCTTTGTAAGAAACTCAGGCACAGTTCCCGCAGGTCAAGACGAGTATGCTTTGCGTTCTCTAAATGGGATAGGAAGAAGCGATAGTGTTGTTGGTAACACAGTATTCTTTGACCTACAGTACAAGATAAACAACATTATATCTGTAGGGGATATGTTGTACTTCGCACTACCACCCTATACAACACCACAACTTGCAGGTCAGGTAACCGCTATAAACTACGACCCTTTATCGGGGACAAACAACTTAGAAATAGATACAACTGTTCCGGGTGCAGTACCAATACCAATTCAGGATGCTTTCTTTTTATTTATTAAAAATGCCATCGCTGAATCACACGGTGTATTAGGACACTACTGCGTATTTGACATAACCAATACAAATACAAACGGTATTAACCTCTTTGCGGTTGAGTCTGAGGTTATGAAATCATACCCATAATTAGTGTCTTCAAAGACACAATTTATTTTAGTATCTTTGCGTATGGCGTTAGATGTAAGAACACTTGTGGAATCTGACTACGATAATGTACTCACAAAATGGTGGGATGATTGGGGTTGGGAAGCACCACAAAAAGATTTCTTGCCTGACAACGGAACAGGTGGAGTGATGGTATTAGATGGAGAAGAGCCAATATGTGCAGGGTTCATCTACGTTACCAACTCTTCAGTAGCTTGGGTTGATTGGATTGTTTCGAGTAAGACATACAGAAAGAAACCCAAAAGACAACAAGCGATTGGATTGTTAATTGAAACGCTAACAAATATATGTAAGAGTAGTGGGTATAAATATTCATATGCTTTGATAAAACATAAAGGGCTAATCGGAACATACGAGAAGCTTGGATATATCAAGGGCGACTCGTACACAAGTGAGATGATAAAAGTATTATAATATGGCAGCATTTACAACTATAGCGGCAGGCGTTGGATTAGCAGCAACAGGTGTTTCTACCGCAATGTCTTTTAGCCAAGCAGCAAATCAAAGAAAAGCTGCTGAAAGAGCAACAAGAGAGGCCGACAAAAAAATGGCAGATGCAAGGGCACGATTAGAAGTGAACTATGCTAAGTCTATGGCGGTTCAAAAAGAACCTTACGAACTACAAAGAGAAGCAGAACTCACAGGTACTGCTCAACTTATTGAGGCAGGTAAAGAAAGCGAGAGAGGTTCTCAAACTACTGCAGGGAAAGTATTAGCCCTTCAACAACAAGGTCAGGGTGCTATTCGCTCAGCAATGGGTGAGGAGTTGTCTGACATTCAAGGTATGATTATCGAAGAAGAGTCTCGTAACCGTGATGTAAATGTGCAGTTGGACTTAGGTGAAGTGGCAGGTAAACAAAGAGAGGCTGCTGAAGCAAAAGCAAGAGCAGAGAAAGCAAAAGCTGAAGGAGTTCAAGGTGCAATAAATTTTGTACAACAAGGGGTTGGAATGATTCCTATGTTTGGTAAGGGAGGGACACACAACAGGCAGTTGGCAGATATTAATTCTGTTAGTACGCAACCTATGTCAAATCCAAGAACGGATGCGTTAAGACAACAATATCCTAATTTATACGGAAGCACACCAACAATACAACCTCAGTTTGGTAACTCTCAATTTGGTATGCAAATACCAAACCTACAGATGCAACCACTACAGTATGGACAATCACTAAACCAAGGTTTTGGTTTTAACTCTGCGGCTATGCAGCAAAATCCATTCTACTATGGACAACAACCCTATTCTTTTGGAGGACTTGGACTTGGGAGTGGTGGTAATTAAAATATAAAGAATGGCAACAGGATACGCATACCAACCCACCGACCCGCAGGCTCAAATAAATTGGGCTGAGGTAGGTCAGAATCTTAGTAATGTTTTAAATGCAGAGGCTGCAAAGCGTGATGCACAGGTTGCTGAGATTAATGAGCAAACTCGTGAATTCCTTAAACAAGCGGAGAACATACCTCAGGGGGAGTCTACATCTATTAGAGAGTGGGGATTAAACTATAGTGGGCAGCTTACGGAAGCGGTTAGACTTCAGCAAGAGTTATTGAAAAAGGGTGAGATTAGTACAACTGAATTTTTAACTGCAAGACAGAATCTTCAAGACGGTACGGACCAAGCGTTCACATTGATGCAAGAGTATCAAGATGTTTACGCACAAAAGATGGAGCGTATGAAGTCAACCAATCCTGATATGTCGTCTCAACAGTTAGAGGTATGGCTTATGGAGAATGCAGAAGGTTTTGCTAACTTCAATAGAAGTCAATTGATGCCCGACCCAAGAACAGGTAAGGTTGTTGTTGCGATGAAGGTAAGAAACCCCGAGACAGGGTTAATGGAGTTAAGTACAGACCCTAACGACAGACGGAGCGTTAGCGCTTTACGTGGTCAGCTTATGGGTGAATTTAACGAATACAATATAGAAGCTAAAACTGCGGAGTGGGTAGAAGGTAATGGTCAATGGTCTCAGATTATTAGAGATATCGGCTCACGTACAGATGCAGGAACTATTACAACCATCCTCAACCCTATGGAAAAACTTATGACGGTTGACGGGAGTGGTAATAGAGTTGTAGACATAGAAAGAGCAAGAGCATTAGGAATACCTGAGTCTGACCTTGAAGCAATGAACCTCTATTTACAGGCAGAGGATGATTGGATTACAGGTCAAGCGGCAAACCCGCTTACTGTATCCTCAGTTCTTACAGAAAATGCAGGGGTTGCATCAAACGGTAAGGAGTTTACGTTTACATATTCTGTAGACGATGCCAAGGCTAATCCTGAAAAGATTCTGCTTGACCCTCAAACTAACCAACCTATTTTTGACAAGAGTGTAAACCCTAACGGTGAAGAACAAGAAGAGGTCTTCCGTCAATATATGCGTAACGCAATACGCAATAAACACAATGTAACTACCAAAGTTATGACTGTTAATGATTGGACGAGACCAACACAACCTACTGCTGCACAAGTACAGAGAGGTCAGAAGGATAGGGATGATAAAAATGTTCTAAGTAATGTTGCTAAGTTGTATTACGGTACTGATGCCGAAGTACAGGAGGCAGCAGATTTCTTGAGAAGTTTTAACCCTGCTATTGATACCATTGATAGAACGGGAGAAAATATCATTATTACTTATAATGATGGTACTCCTTCAGAGACAA